AGATTTGGCGCGTGCCGGTGAACCCAAACAACGCGACCACATTGGCCAGCGCGCTGTTCACCTTAGTAGTGACAGCCATGTAGCGAGCGAACGCCGAGCAGTTTCCGTCCCACATCGTAGAGACGGTGGGCGAAGTCGGCGCAGCGCCAGACAGCGGCAGGTAGAAGCGGGTTGCCATTAGGCAGTCCGCGTTCCGCGCAAAGTGATCCAGACCTTAGTGACCGTCGTGGCTGAATCGACGTTGATCCCGAGCACATCGCCAGCGGCGACGCTCGTGGTCCAAGTCGAAAGCGTGAGGTCTTGGTTTTTCTGCGCGCTTGAAAGCGTCGGCTTTTCCGATCCCGCGATGGTGTCTCCGACGACTGGCGGGAAGTTCGCGTAGGTGTCTTTCCAAACGTCAACCACGATGCTGCCCGAGACATCAGCAACGATGTCCCAGCCAGTGATCGTAAAAGCGTACGGAATCGGGATGTAGTGCTTGACGCCCGTGGTGATCGCAGATCCGCCGCCGTCGATGCAAAACGAGAATCCCGTGCCGAGCGTGGCGAGTTGGCCGATTGCGCCAACGCCCAGCGTAGTCCGTTGCGCCGCCGCATCGGCGTCGTCAATGAGCGCGCGACCCGCCGCCGTACAGGTGATCTCTTCAACATCGCCCGCGCCAGCAGTCGAACGCCCGAGCAGGCGATCCGTCGCTGATACGTCTTGGATCTTCGCGTAGGTGACCGCATCGTTCACCAAGCCAGCGGTCGGCAGGCCCGTGCAGTTCGTGAGCGTGCCCGCGCTGGGCGTTCCGATGTTCGGAGTCGTCAGAGCCGCGTTCGTGATCCGCACCAGCCCACCCGATCCGCTAGACGCAGCGCCGCCCAGCGTGTCAACCGCTGCGCTGGCCGTAGTATCGTCCAGGACCGTAGCAGCGAAATTTGTTAGCGGCGTCAGCTCGATAGCACCAACGTCATCAACCCGAAAAATTTGCTCAGTGCCGAGAGTTTGTCCTGCGATTTCAGCCAGAGTCCCGGCAATGGCGTGGGTCCTGATCTGTAATGCCGTTGCCTTCTTGGAAGTACCGGCTTCGTTGACAGCAAACTCGTTTGTATCGGCTACGGAGGAAACCGCAGCCAAATCGCTGATCTTTTGGTCAACCATGACTCAGTTCCCTACCAATCTCAGAGCTTGAAGATCTTGTTCGCGCCGTTGTCCCAAGCAACGATGATGTCGCCGCCGTTGGGAGTCACGGGCAGGTTTGTGGCCGTGTCGATGAAGGCGATCAATTGACTCGTACCTTCGACACCGCTGTCTTTGTAGATCACGATTGACTCCACGCTCGCTCCGGACACTGCGCTGAAGGTCAGGTCGGCAGCGTCAGCAACACCAGCGGTTGATGTCTTCGCTGAGAAGTTTGCAGAGGTAGCGATCCGAGCGCCGGCTGTGATGTCGCTCAAGAAGCTGTCAGTGGCGGGGGCGGGCGTGTCAACGCCGTGGTCAACGAGGACAGCTTTGATGTTGTCTGAGGTCCAGTTGACTCCGGCGTTCAAGAAAGCTGCGCGGCCCGTATCGAAAAGTGCATTGACCATTGTTAGGGATCCTGTGTTACTGCGGTTGTCGTGGGAATTCGAAGGGAGTCGCCTGGGCGCGGAGGCGCCGTGGCAGGTTCGATGGTGAAGGACTTGAGATGCACTTCGGTTGCGAGACCCTCTTCGCCGGCAAGCATCTGGAAGTCTTCCTCAAGACGATTTTTGATAGCCTTGATCTGCGAACTCGGATCGAGAGGCCCTCGCTCCCGGAACGGGGCCTCTTCATTCCAGCGCTTGTTGACATCACCGCTGGAATCCATGAACGCCATCGGCAGGCGTTGCATCAGCTCGCAGCGAACCAAGTCAACCTCTACGCTATTCGCCAGCGCGCGCAGAACACCATCCTCTGTGGTGGGGTTCAAGTTGAAGGGAATGGCGAGCAGGTAATTCACTCTCCATTCCCCTAGCCTGCGGTAGAACTGCAAGCGCGCTCGCAGCACACCCTCGTCAATGATCGCATTGGTGCTCGACGCTGCCGTAGGCACACCAGCTAGGCGTAGACGCTCCAGCAGATCAGCCAGCGTGGCGACGAACAGGGGATCATTGACGGCCATTGTGGATCAGTCCGGTTGCTCGGCGTCTTGCTGCGCGGCCTTGGCTTTCGCTTTCTCAAGCAGTGCGCGGGCCTTGGAGCCAGGATCGTTTTCGTTGAAGGATGCCTTCACCCCATCGGCGTTGAGCCCAGGAGTGTTCGTGTCGTACGACTTGGAGATCTGATCTGCGAAGGCCGGATCCCAATGCTTGGTGAGCTGCTCGATGGCCCCTGCCTTGCTCTTGATCGAGCCGACATCGAAGTCCTCGTCAATGCCCAGGATGAGCATGGTCAGCTCCTCCATGTTCTTGCCGGCAAGCGTTTCAGGATCTACAGACCACTTGCCTCGCTTTTGTTTGCGAGGAGCGGCGACCTTCGTGCCGGGAGCTGTGCGCACTTTGGTGATCCGCCCGTCTTCCAGGAGGGATTGGACCTCAACCTCACTCAACATTCCCTCGGGAACAACCTCGCCCTGGCCGATGAATGTTCCTCGCGGGGCTGAAATCGCCGTGCCGCCTTTGGGGAAAGGAACTTTCAAAGATCCGCGTGCTACTTCGTACTGTGTCATTTATCTCTGCCTCTATCGAGATGTTTGGTACAGGGATTGTGCTGTGGGGATCCGAAGCTGTACCGCTCCAGATCCCCACTTCAAATTGTCAGCCGACTCAGATCAGGAGATGACCTGGACCGAGCAGCTCGCATCCGGACGGCGCATGACCGGCAGCGGATTCGACTCGACCAGGAGCATCCGAGCGGACGGGTCTTCTTCTTCCCAGCTCTTCGAGAAGCGCTTGGATTGCAAGACCTTGCCGGGTCCGATGGCTTTCATGTCTTCGATGGCACCGTAGTAGGTGACAAACTGGGCCGCAGGAGTGCGAGCGATGAACTCGGCATACTTGCTGCGGACCAGATCGACAGCGGTGCTGCCCACGGACACCTGACGCGGGTACATCCAGATCATGATGCCGCCGACGTAGGTGCCGAGGAAGAGCGCGCCGTCTTGCTGGAACTGCTGATTGAAGTCCAGCGTTCCGGTGTTGAAGCGGCGAACGTCAAGCAGCGTGTTGCTTTCCGGATTGCTCAGGAACGCTTCAGCCGCATCGGCACCCATCACCACATCGGTGACACCCAGGCCAACGTCTTCGTTGACGAGCTGCATGACCGTCTTGAACGTCTTGCGCGGGCTCGAACCCGCCTGGTCCCATCGGTCGGCACCGGCCAGGGCGAAGTCGTGAGTCGCAGTGCGGGGCGAGACCACCGTGAAGGTAGCTTCGTCCTGCGCAGCGTAGGTGATGGATCCGCGAATGGCGAGAGCAGAAAGGTACTCCTCGCTGTTCGTCACATCGTCCAGCATCGTCTCCATTTCGTCAGCCATGTACTGACGCATCGCACTGCCGATGTCCTCGCCGCTGGCGAAGATCACGCCACCCGGACGCCGATTGACCATGAGGTCACTCGGAGACATGGGGCGTTTGATACGGATGTGCGGAGGTTCGACGTTGGCGAACGACTCTGCGCGTCCGACCGTCATGATCGCTGCGCCGTTGCGCTTGACGAAAGGCGCAATCAAACGCCCTCGCCGTGTGTACGACAGCTCGATGTGCCGAGTAGGCACTGTGATGTCGCGCCCGAAGAAGCGGTTCTTCAGGAAGTTGTTGGGTGCTTTCTGCTCGTTGATCGCTTCGGTAAGCGTCGTGTAGTGCAGAACGTCTGCGGAGGAGGCCATGTGTTTTGATCCTTTGGGGATTTGGTAGTTTCAGGAAACTTGGTTGGGATCCCTAGGGATCAATAGACGCCGGACAGCCCGGTGATCTCGATGTTCTTCTCGCGGAGCGAGGACTCGCGGAGAGCTTCGTTCAAGTCGGTGCGGGAAGTGCCCGTGGGCGGAGGAATGTCAGCCGCGTGGATCGAGCCCGCACGGAAGACCTGGATGGTCGTCTCCTCCGTGGTGCTCGGAACGTGGGCATCGTCGGGAGCCCAGATGAAGCCGTCGATCTCTCCAGTCACTCCACCGGGGTTCGTTCCGCCTGCTGTGGTCGTCGCCAGAGCGTGGACGTTGCCCGTCAGGCCACCCGTCTGGATGGTGATGGTGATGTCCTGACCGGCGAGCGTGCCGCCCCAAGTCAGTGTGACAACAGCACTGTTCACTCCCAGGTTGGCACCAGTGGTTGCAACAGCGGTCACTTGACCAACACCGATTCCGGCCATCGCTTCGAGCGCCGCTTGCACGGCGGCAGCGGTGGCGTCGAAGGCGATGGCTGCGGAGACAACGCCGTTCACGGTCAACGTGAACGTACCCGCCGTGGCAGCGGTCGCGTTCGCAGTGATCGTGTTGACTTCGTTCGTGTCGCCCACCCAGATCTTCCAGGTGGCAGCGGCTGTGTCGTAGTACAGCGGCGTCAGAGAGGGGAGGGTTGCCGCAGATCCTTGGATCGCGAGCGTTCCGGGGCGGATGCCATCGTGCGAGGGGAAGGCGCGCGATCCAAGGATC